AAAGCTTTTTGCAATGGCAGCAAACCGCAGGGCATATGCCTGAACATGCAAAATTGGAGTTAGGCGAAGACGGAATAGACGTTTTATTTGAATAATGGGAAGAGAATAGGTCGTCTGAAATCAGTATGTTGTTCAGACGACCTTCGTTAATCTTTCACTTTATTGATAACGTATCTCAAGAGTTATTAGAAAGGTCGTCTGAAAAAAGCTATTCTTAGTTCAGACGACCTTCTATAGCTAACGTATTGTTGAAACCCATTATATAGTGGATTAACTTTAAACCAGTACGGCGTTGCCCCGCCTTAGCTCAAAGAGAACGATTCTCTAAGGTGCTGAAGCACCAAGTGAATCGGTTCCATACTATCTGTACTGTCTGCGGCTTCGTCGCCTTGTCCTGATTTAAAGTTAATCCACTATAATAGACTGGGTCGATTGTGTCATATGGGATAAAGAGAGGTCTTCTGAAAACCTGTTCCGTTTTCAGACGACCTCTCATTTTTGCGGAAAAGAGGCGATTTTCAGCTGCCGGACAGCATCAATCGAAAATCAACTTATCCGCTTTATTCCCATACGTTCGCCCGCTCGACCTCTTTCCACGCGTCGAGAATCAGGCTGCCATCGTTGTCTTTCAAGAGCGTCGCGTCAGAAAGCATACGCCGCCAAGTGCGGGCGTTTTTCAGGCCGTGCATCAGCCCGAGGCTGTGGCGGACGATGTGGCGCAAGATTGTGCCGCGCCCGGCTTGGATTTGGGCTTGGCTGTATGTGTAGAGGCGCTGCACCAAATCGGCGTATTCAATCGGGCTGCGGGTGTCGCCATAAAACAGCCTGTCCCATTCGTGCATGATCATCGGGTTGTGATACGCCTCGCGTCCGACCATTACGCCGTCAACGTGTTGCAGGTGTCCGGCGATTGCTTCGTTGGTGGTGATGCCGCCGTTGATGATGATTTCCAGCTCGGGAAACTCTTGCTTCAGGCGGTAAACGTAATCGTATTTCAACGGCGGAACGTCGCGGTTTTCTTTGGGGGAGAGTCCGTCCAGCCATGCGTTGCGGGCATGGACGATGAAGGTTTTGCAGGCGGTTTTGTCGCGCAGCGTGCCGACGAAATCGGCGACGGTTTGGTATTCGGTTTGTCTGTCGACGCCGATGCGGTGTTTGACGGTAACGGGGATGCAGACCGCGTCCTGCATGGCGTTGAGGCAGTCGGCAACCAGCATGACTTCGTTCATCAGACACGCGCCGAACGAGCCTTTTTGCACGCGCGGGCTGGGGCAGCCGCAGTTGAGATTGACCTCGTTGTAGCCGTATTCTTCGGCGGCTTTGGTCGCCTTCGCCAAATCGGACGGGTCGCTGCCGCCCAGTTGCAGGGCGACGGGCTGCTCACCTTCGTTGAACATCAAAAAGCGGTCTTTGTCGCCATAAACGATGGCGCCGGAATTGACCATTTCGCTGTAAAGCCATGTGTTGCGGGTAATCTGGCGGGCGAGGTAGCGGTAGTGGCGGTCCGTCCAGTCGAGCATGGGGGCGACACAAACGCGCCTTTTTTGTTTATATTCAAAAAGTTCTTTGTTTTCTCTAGTTTTTTCTAAGTTTTTATCCATAATTATTTGTCCTTTTTCTTCTCTTTTTTGTTACATTTCGACAAAAATCAGTTACCATTTTGACACCATAATTTTTAATTATTCAGGATGGTGTCAAATGGCTACGGTTATTAAGCGGAAGAATCCTTCGGGTACGGTTGTTTACCGGGCGCAGGTTCGGGTGCGGAAGGAAGGGTATCCGGATTTTAGCGAGTCACGGACGTTTAGTAAAAAGGTTTTGGCGGTTGAGTGGGCGCGGAAGCGTGAGGCTGAGATTGAGGCGGATCCTAATATTTTATTTGGTCGTCTGAAGCGGTCTGATTTGTCTTTGGCGGATGCCATGCGTCAGTATTTGGATGAGGTTAAACAGATGGGGCGGTCGAAACGGATGGGGCTTCGGTTTTTGACTGAATTTCCGATTGGCCGTATGCCGCTTTCTCGGTTGCGGCGGTCGGATTTTGCGGATCATGTGATGATGCGCCGCCGTGGGTTGCCTGATGATGGCATTGCTCCGATAGGTGCGGCGACGGCATTGCAGGAATTGCAATATATTCGGACTGTCCTGAAGCATGCATTTTATGTTTGGGATGTTGATGTTGGCTGGCAGGAGCTTGATTTTGCTGTTGATGGATTGCGGCGGTCGGGGTTGGTCTCTAAGTCGTCAAGTCGGGAGCGGTTGCCGTTGTCGTCTGAATTGCAGGCGTTGACGTCTTATTTTTTTAGGCAATGGCAAAGTCGGGCAAGCCAGACGCCGATGCACTTGATTATGTGGTTGGCGATTTATACGGCAAGGCGGCAAGAGGAAATCTGCCGTTTGATGTTTGCTGACCGTCATGTTGATGCCGGCGATTGGTTGCTCCGTGATGTGAAACATCCCAGCGGTAGCGCGGGCAATCATAAGCGGTTTGATGTGTTGCCGTTGGCTGTGCCTGTGATTGATGCGTTGTGTGCGGATGATGTGCGGCGGCGGATGGGCGTTGGTGTCGGCGGTCGGGCTGATAGTCTTGTGCCGCTGAATAGCCGGTCTATTTCTGCGTCGTGGACGCGGGCTTGCAAGGTTTTGGGGATTGAGGACTTGAGATTCCACGATTTGCGGCATGAGGCGGCGACGCGGTTGGCGGAGGATGGTTTGACGATTCCGCAAATCCAGCGGGTAACGCTGCATGACAGTTGGGGCAGTTTGCAGCGGTACGTTAATATTCGGCGGCGGGCGGAGCGGTTAGATTTTTCGGAGGCAATGCAGCAAGCGGTAACGGAATTTGAAGCGGGGAAATGATAAAAAATCCACTCGATTGAGTGGATTTTTTATTATGGTTTTGGAAGTTTTTTAATTTCTATTGCAGCGTCAATCTTTTCTCGAAAATTTTCAAAGTTGACATCTTTGCCTAATGCAAATTCTTTGGTAGATTTTGAAGTTCCGTGTTCGAAAAACCATTCTAACCGCTCACTATCAAGCATTGCCTGATGGATTTTGGGGTGTAATTCGAGGATATTATTTTCGGGGTCTATAATCTCGTTGCTTGGTTCGAGAAAGCAGGAAAGATTCATTGCTGCCCGCATTGGGTATGCTGATGAATGAATTGAAATTAATCTTTTTAATGCTTGCCGAATAAAGTGATTCACTTTGTTCGGGACATATTCTTCCTCTGTGGCATCCAATGCTTCAAGCAATGCCCACTTCCCAATATTTTCTTGCGGGTCGGATTCTTCGTTTTCATTGGGCATTTCTCCGTCTCGAACTATATCCAATAATCCAATAATGTCGAAAATTGCATCTACATCCTGATTTGTTGCTTTGCTTACTTTCATGATTTTCCCGATTCTAGTGTTATAAAGCCAATACTTTTAAATCTGTGCTTTCCGGATTGCCTAAGCGGTACGAATCTATTCGAGTTCGTGGCTCCCTTGGGTGTTTGATGTAGGCGACTTTTAAGTGTGCCGGATTTGCTGGTTTCACGCCGCCGCGCATGTATTCGTGCGCTAGTGGCAAGTCGCCGTGTGCTGCTTTTATTTTTTCGAGGTGGGCTATCAAATCTGAGATGTGATATTCTTTTTCTAAGATGTCTTGGATTATCATTTTTTTATTCCTTTTTTGAGCTAACTATTCATCTTTTTCCAATCAGCTTGGGCTTCTGCCTGCTTTTTGTCCAGCCAGTCGGCAATGTCATTGACGTTGACTAAGTATTCCGCCTTTTGGCTTTCCACGGGGCGGAATACAGGCCAAGGCAAGGATTGTCTTTGGGCGAGTTCTCGGCATTTGCGCTGGCTGATGTGTGGCAGCCATTCGCTGCGGGCTTTTTCGAGCGGGATGTGTGTATTCCCGAAAATCAGCCTTAGTGTTTGGGAGGTAGTCATGATATTTCCTTTTGTTTGTCTTTAATGGTGATTCGTTTTCCAATCCACCTTATAACCGGAACCGCCATACTGTTTCCTATTGCCATGTATCGCGGCGTGTCAGGGCATTGCTCGGCTGGCTTGTTTCGCCACGGAATCCGAGTGTAGTTATCCGGGAATCCTTGCAGCCTTTCGCATTCAACAGGGGTTAGCTTGCGGACTTTTTGGGAATTGATAACGCAATTTCCGTTGCAGATTTGGTCTGAGTTAACGCCCCATCTAGTGCTTAATGTTGCTCCAATTTCTGAAACTAATAAGGTTTCACTACCGCCAGACAGCGCGCCTCCTTTTCTTTTTACTGTGCCGCCGACATCGGATTCTCGATATGTTCCAAAGCTGCTTTCAATAAAGGCGGTAGTTTCTTCCCCCTTTTTTCTGCCCTGTTCAAAATTCCTGCTTTCGCCCGGCTGCTCAAATAGTATTTCGGCGACACGTCTGTTTCGACTGCCTGCGACAAGAAACACTCTTCGGCGGCGTTGGGGGACTCCGAAATATTGGGCGTCCAGTATTCGCCATGCGATTTCGCGTTCGTCGGAACGCACAATACCTGCACCCGTCCATCTTCCCCCTGTTGGGACAAGCTCTTTGGACTCGCCAAGCAAAGCTGCCAAAAAACATCCGAAGGCGTTGTCTCGTGTTGATAAAACGCCGGGGACGTTTTCCCATAGGACGACTTCGTCTGGCAGTCCGGAACTTCGTCGAATAGTGTTAATTGCATTTAAAATCCTTACAAAAACAAGCGTCAGGTTTCCGCGTTCGTCGTTCAGGCTGTTTCTTAGCCCCGCAACAGAAAAAGCCTGGCACGGTGTGCCACCGACCAATATATCCGGTGCCTCAATTTCGCCTGACAAAATCCGATCCGGTAACATCGTCATGTCGCCATAGTTAGGGACGCTTGGGTAATGGTGCCGCAATACGGCGCATGGGAAAGGTTCGATTTCAGAAAACCATATCGGCTTTAGATTCAATCCGTCCCACGCAACGGATACCGCTTCAATTCCACTGCAAACGCTGCCATATGATAGTGTTTTCATGTTTCCTCTCTTTGTTGATGCTTATTATTTAAAATTTCCTGCGCTGCGTGTTTCTTCTGCCGCCAAATTGCGGCATCTAAAATCGGCTCGGATTCTTTGACCGCGGCGACGTAGTGTTGCCAGCTTGCGAGCCGCATGGTTTCGTAAAAGCTTTCGCTTGCTGATTCGAGGTGTTTCAATTCGTCGCCGGTAGCTATCCATTTGTTTCTTGCACTGTTCCGCTCGCCTATTGCCGTCAAGATGTCGGGCGTGACGTCGGTGGCGGTTTCGAGCTTGATTGATAGTTCAAGTCTGACCATCATGTCGGTTGCTTCGTCGGCTTTGATTTTGGTGTGTCTCAATACCTCAATTAAAGCGACATGCAGATAGTGGGCGGCGCAGGCATCGTAAAATATTTGGTCGTCTGTCGTTCCGTCTTTCAGGCAGTCGACAAGTTTTTGAAACGGGACGATAACTGAGTCTATGGTGGCGGTGTCGATTTGTTCGTTGCTGGTTGCCAGCATTGCCAGTATCGGTGCTTTTCCCCGCGTCCCCTGTAAGAGGGAGCGGCGGGGATGGTATTTTTTACGGGGTTTTTTATTATTCGCCATCGACAGGCTCCAATACGCAGCCGCCGCCGATTAGTTCGGGGTGAGCGTCAAAATCAATTTGACCGGGGGCGAGTTCTGTTGATTCGGGGCGGTTGCCTTCGAATGCGTGGACTGCGCCGACAAAGACTAGGCAGGTTACTGCTGCGACAAACATTGCAAAGAGTAGATCGCGGATTCTCATTTCAGCATGCCTTTTGTAGGTTGTTTTCAGACAGGAAAGAGAGAGCGGCTTTGACTGCTTTTTCTTCGGTTGGGTAGTTTGGGGTTATTCCGACTAAGATTTCGCCGTCTGTGTTGACGATGTCGCAGCCATATTTCTGATAGGGGTATCCGTGGCTGTTGACTTCTTGGGTCGCTGTAACTCGGATATCGATGCTGTATTCTTTGATGGTTTCCACAATGGTCTCCTGTCTTTCGATTTTTTTTAACTCTTTATAGATTTCGTGCAGCGTGCCGAAAAAGATAATTCCGTTGCGCGGGGCGCGTATGAGTGTTGTCAGGTAGTTATTCATTTTGTTTTTCCCTTTTAGGTCGTCTGAAATTTGTGTAGCGATTTCAGACGACCTTTGGTTTTTTAGTCGGGACGTCCGAAGTAGATATCTACGTCGGCGAGTGATTTTTGAATTTCTTCGGCAATGTCTTGCGCTGCCTGTTCGATGACTGCGTCAATTTGTTGCAGCTCGTACCATAAACACAATGCGCCGGTATTCTTCTCGATGCGGAATTTCAATAATGCTTCGACAAAATATGGCTCGCCGCCTTGATATGGCGTGAAGCTGATGCCAAAACGCTCGAACATTTTCAGGTTCTTTTCAGTGGCAGCATCGTCTTTGCTTGTGAAAGTGAAATTGATGCGGCCATCTTGTTCGCGGTAGCCTTGCTTGAATGTTGTCGTTTCGGTGTATTCAAGATTCAGCGCGAAATCTAAGACTTCGGCGGCTGTTGGATACGCTGCCTCCGGTTTGGCCGGATTTTTAGAAACGATGTTGCGGGCATTATTAGTCAGGAAATGTGCAAATTCTGCTTGATTCATTTTATGAACATTGTTTTTGAGCCAGTTTTCTGCCGATGTCGTCTGAACCGGCTGGAAAAATGCAGCAAAATCGCCCCAGTCTGCTTGCGTAGCTGTGTGACCATTAATGATCGCTGCGATGTTGATTCTTCCTTTTTTGTAGTCGGCATCGATAAAAATCTGCGTACCTTCCTGTTTGTGTTTCGTGACAAACTTAATGAGGCTTTTTGCATCGTGAAATTCTGGGCTGCCTTTTTTATGTAAGGGCTTATCAAGCAGGGTTTCGTCTTTTTGATAGGACCATTCTGTATCGCGCGCGCAAGGTTGGGCGATGATGGGCATGCCGTTCGGAGCGGTGATGATGAAAGGCTTCTGAGCGGCTTTCAGGGTGGTTTGAATCATGTTTTCTTGAGTTTCCATTTTTGGATTCCTTTAATGTTGATGCGGGTTATTCCGCGGGTTCTAGGTTTGCTGATTGTCAAGAGGTTTTGACAATCTTCAGCGTGGGAGCTTGTTCTTCGACGGATTTCAGATTCAGGCTGCCTTGTGCTGGATCGTCGGCTTGAATGTTGCCGTCAGGTGTTGCGAATACGATGCCGCCTTCGCGTTTTTCTTTGGGCAGTTTGGTTGTCACGTCGTGAGCAATTTTTACAGTGCCGTGGCTGATGTTCTGCGGCGTGATTTTCAGTTTCACCGTCACTTCGGCTTGCTTGCCGTGAGCAAGACAGGCGCGGACGGCTTCGGACATTGCTTCGCCGAGTTCGCGGTCTAACCATCCGCCGTTTACGGTCGGGATTTGTTTAGATGCGGCAACGAATTTCTTTTCTTGGGTTTCCATTTTTTGATTTCCTTTCAGTCAAAAATCAGGGTTGATAAGAACAACAGCGCGGAAACGGCGATGTTGGTGAGAATTAAGGTAGACATATATTCATCCTTTCGGGGGTTGCTTTGTTTCGATGAATGAATTATGCGCTATTGAATAACTTTATTCAAGTCTTTTTTGAAATATTTTGAATTATTTATTCAAATTGTTGAATATAATGTAAATTTTTTGAATAAAAAAAGACCGCAATGTTTTGCGGTCTTGGCTTAAATCGTTATAAATCAGATTGTTGCTTTATTTTTCGATTGATTCTATTGGATTGTATTCATTTTTTATTCGGTTCTCGACCTCGTATGGACTGATTGTCCGCCGTTTCACTTCGATGACGACTCCGCATATAAATGCGCCTTTGGGTAGCTCCATCGGGTTTTCTCCGGCGATATTGATGCCGGTTCTTCTCAGTCTTCTGTTCCCAAATGGGTCTATTTCCAGCTTGGCAACCATGCCGATGCGTTTCTCAGGATTCAGGTTTACAACGACTATATCTTCATGGCGCGGCGGAATTTGCGGCTCGGCAATAAGGATTTCGCCCTTGCTGATTGCTTCTTCTACGGTGTTTTCTGCTTTCATGCTGTTATCAAACATCTTGACGGCAAACGCTCGGTCTGAGTGTGACAAGGTGGTTGATACAAGCTCGCAGTTGACGATGGATGCCTCTGTTGGGTTGGTTACATATTCAAGGGCTTGGTCTATTTCGAGCAGTGGCATGGTTCGCTGTGCCAGTGCTACTTCTTTTTTTCTCGGGCTTTTCGTTGCTGTGTATAGGTTTATACGCGGTTCGCTTAGTGTGTTGTTTGAGGTTGTTTTTAATGTCTCGCTCTCCAGCCAAAGCGGTTTGTCCATGAAATCATCGACAGGGACGTCGAAATAGTCGGCAATGGCTTGGACGGTGTCGCGCCGCGGAAACTTGACCGGCTTCTTTTCGAGCCTGCTCAACGTTGGTTGCGATGGCTTGCCGCCGAGTAGCTTTGATAGTTTTTGGGAATTGAGATTGTTTTTTCGAAGTAGGTATAAATAGTTGTCAGATAGATATTTCATAAAGCCTCCCAGTTTTTTATTAGTGGCTATTATCTTCAAAAAATTCATTTCTGAATAATTTAATTCAAAAAAAATATGAATAATTCTTTTGACAAATTTATAATTTGAATTATAATATTCAACAGTGAATAACAAATACGAAAGTTTTGAATATGGAATTGCGAGAACTTGCGAATGCGGTTGCCTATAAGCACAGATTAAACCAAGCCCAGCTTGCGGCGAAGGTTGGAAAGTCTCAGTCGTGGGCGCATCGTGCCTTGAGTGGAAAGGTAGAACGTTGCGATCACGATGTATATCAGAAGTTGGAAGCCCTTTTGAATACTGAACCTGTTAATCCCAGTACCAATTAACACGCGATTGGTAATTTAGCCTGCCCTCTCAAGGGGGGGGCAGGCCTTTTTTACGCCTAAAAAACGTAAAGGACGACTGAAAATGAATAAAAAATATGCAACAAAAGCCGAAATCAACGCCGCCGCACATGGCAGGTGGCGCGAAATTTTAGAGGCTTGCGGGATTCCTTCAGAGATTTTAAACAAGAAACATCATCCCTGCCCTTCTTGCGGTGGTACTGACCGATTCAGGTTTACCGATGGCAGCGGCTCAAGTCGTGGGAGCGGCGTTTGGATTTGCAACCAGTGCAAACCCGAAGGCGGCAGTCCGTTTGATTTGTTGATGGATGTTTGCGGTTATAGCTTAAATGAGGCAAAAGACAAGGTCGCCGCGCTGGTCGGTTTGACGCATGGGCCGTTGGTAGATAAAGCTCCGAAACCGCTGCCGCCGCCTGCTCCGTCAAAAGAAGACGAGCGGGATTTGTGGAAACCCATCATCCCTGTGCCTGAGTACGCGCTTAAATCGATGACTTTTAAAAACGGTTATCGTCAGTCAGACGACCTGATTTTTAAATCTGTTTTTCGTGACCTCAGTGGCGCGATTTTGGGCGGCGTTGCCCGGTTTAAAAAGTCGGATGGCGGTAAAATCGACATGCCTTATACATTTTGCGAAAACGTCAAAACCGGTGAGAAAATGTGGCGTTGGCGTTGTTGGGAAAACCCGCGTCCGTTGTACGGTCTTGATGCCATCTCCTCCCGCCCCTCCGCTCCTGTTTTGGTTGTTGAAGGAGAGAAATGCAAAAACGCGGCTGACGCTCAAGACTACGGATACGCGGTGCTGACGTGGCATGGCGGTTGCAATAACTGGGATAAGTCTGATTGGTCGGCGGTTGTTGATCGTGATGTCGTCTTGTGGCCTGATTGCGATTCGCTGCGCCAAAAGCTGACGAAAAAAGAGCGCGAAGAAGGCGTTGACCCTGAATCTAAGCCGTATCTGCCGCGGAATGAGCAAGGCGGGCTGAAGGCGATGTTGGGTATTGCTGATGTGCTGACAAAGCAAAATTGCCGCGTTTGGCTGGTCAATATCCCAGAGCCGGGAAGATGGCCGCATGGTTTCGATATTGCTGATGCCATTGCCGACGGCGGGCGCATTGTCAATCCGTCCGAAGTGTTGAGCCGAGCGGGCGCGGCGGATTGGTTGGTTGAGTATGTGCCAGAGGCAGAAAGGTCGTCTGAAAATATGAAGTCGGATGTTCCGCCCTTTCCCGCACCTTATCCCAATGATATTCCGCCAAATTTTGAAACTCCAGAAGCCTACGATGATGGGGGTTCGGGGGAATGGGACGGTTTGACATGGGCTTTGGAAAACTTGGCAAAGATTGATGGTTGTGAGTCATTTTTTCATGTTGGGCTGTCGGCAAAATGGGGCAAGCGTGAAGTCAAGTCTCGAATTGGCGACAAAGCGTATTTACAATTTTTAGTGCATCCTGCGGCGATGGACTGGCCTGCTGCCAAAGTAGCCTTGGCAGTCGAGCGTAAAAAAGCAGCCGTCCTAATGGAAGATGATATTTTTAAAGAAGATTTGAATAAATTCGTGCAAATTTACGGCGAATCAAAACTAATCGATTTGAAATTGATGGGGTATCGCGGGGATGACGGTGTGATGGAGGCGTCTGCCTTGATTAAATCTATCGGCAAAGATCGTGCTGAAATATGGCTTGAAAATGACTCACCGCGAAAATTAAAAGTTAGACGACCTGATTACGGATTTTTCCCTTTCGAACCGTTTGGGGTTTCACGTCGAGAAGATGGGCAAATCGATTGCGATGATGAAGGATTTGTGAAAATGGTAAATACCTATAAAGGACTCCCGTTTGAGCCGACAAAAGATATAGATTTTGTTGAGTTGCGGAAAAAGCCTTTATTCGATTTAGTTAAATTTTTTGACGGATGCAGTGCGATTACGGAGTGTCTTTGGTCGCTTTGCAATCAGGATATAAAAGTTTTTGAGTGGGTTGTGAACTGGTTAGCCTGCCGCGTTCGGAATCCGACCAGCAAACAGGCTACTGCCTTAGTGGTCGCGTCGCCGATTCAGGGTGCTGGTAAATCTTTGATTTTTGATAAATTGATGAATCGTATCTTTGGGAAATACGGAAAATCATTAAATCAGACAGCGATGGAGTCCAATTTTACGGGCGATTATGACGAAAAGTTTTACATTTGTTATGAAGAAGTATCCAGCCAAAAAGCGCGATTTGATTTGTCCGGTCGAATCAAAGACCAAATTACGTCTGAATATATTCGTATCGAGAGAAAAGGGCAGGATGCAATTTATCAACAAAATTTTATTGGTTTTGTCTATCTGTCAAACTACCGCTCTCCCGTTGTTGTTGAGGAACATGACCGCCGATTTTTTGTAGTCGGCCCTGAAAAACCGATCGGAAAAGAGTTGGGCGGTCGAGTGGCGGCGGAAATTGCTGATGATAAAGCAGTGCAGGATTTTGTTGACTTTTTATATAGTCTGCCATTGACTTATCAAGATGAGTCGGGTAACGTCTGCCATTTCGGCAGTCATACGCCCACTTTCGATACGCCCGCCAAATCGAGGATGAAAGAATGGAATAGCTCAACAGGGGATGTTTTCATGAAAGATTGGATTGAAGGCAATCTAGGACTTCCAGTAGTGCATTGTCGATTTTCGGAGCTATATGAGGTATTCAGCCGATGGGCGGGCGCGGGCAACGAAAAACGCATGTCAAAATCAGTGTTCCGCCGATTTTTGGCGGGATATGATGAATTTGATGTTTTGAGGACAAACGATCTTGCTGGAGATAAGGTGGAGTTTGTCATCGTCCCTGAATCTGTTTTTTACGGCGCGGGCGAAAAAGTCAATGTTTCGGACGGCGATAAAAAGTCAAAAATCTACACACTTTGGGCAAATGCATTCCGTTCAAAAGCGCTGACAAATGAGATGATTTAAACTTGGACAAGACTTGGACAGGGCTTGGACAAGACTTGGACAAATATAAGTAGCTGTTTTTATTGATGGACAATAAGGACAGCTATTTTTTTTGCTTTCACGCGGGAAAAAAAAATAAATCTGATTCTTTTTATGCAATGTGTCATATTATGACATATTGCATATTTTGTTTATTGCAATTTTTTTTGTTTTATGTGGGGCGTGTTTTTTGCGTGTCCGCCGTGTCCATGTTTATAATCAATAGGATATGTTTGTCCAAGTCTTGTCCAAGCCCTGTCCAAGTCCTGTCCAAGTTTTTAGCGCGGGCAATGTGATAAAATTTGGTCTTTAAAAATAAAGCCCTGCGGATTCCGACGGCGGCTAGGGATGGTCAGCGTGAAACAAAGACTGACTGAAAAATGAAATTTGAACTTGATTTACTTTTGGAATGGTGGGCTGATTGGTCTGCCAAGCGAGAGGATAACGGCTTAGGCTTCGGTTGCAGCCGTTTTAATCGTTTGATGGCGGCAGGTGATTTGCCGCCTAGGACGGAATTTGTGGCAATCCTGCCTTATGGCGTTGACGGCGATGGGATAGCGAGCGTGATGGATCGGGCGATTTGTCGTCTGAATCCTAATCGCAAGCAAGCAGTCGAGACAGAATACAGGCGCATAGGTACTCAATACGCAAAATCCAAGGCATTGGGTATCACGCAAAAAGCGTATGAGCGGCGGCTGGCAAATGCCCGATTGAACTTGATGGCGGATGTAGCTGTTAAAAAGTTGTTAAAACGCTATTGACGTCTTGGGGGATTTTTGTTTAAATTATGGCAAGCTGTGTTTAACTGTATGTACGGTTAACGCAGCTTTTTCATTTTTCAGTCAAAAAAAGCGCGGATGGCCCGTCTGAACAAGATTCAGGCGGGCTTTTGCGTTTGGAAAGAATTTTATGGGTCGATTAAAACAAATGTCTTCACGGCTCCGACCTGTTGAGCAAAACAGAATCGCCGTGAAGCATCCGCCAAAGACGGCGGAAAAGCGTATGCGCGGTCGTGGCTGGATGAATCTGCGCGAGTCCGTGCTGCTGCGTGACCAATATCAATGCCGGCGGTGCGGTTGCTTGGTGCTTTCGAAGGATGCCGAGTGTGATCACATCGTTCCGCTGGCGGACGGCGGCAAAGATGAGGCGGAAAATCTGCAAACACTTTGCAAAAAGTGTCACGCCGAAAAATCCGCCGCTGAAAATCGGCAGCGATGGCGCGCCGTTGGGTGGTAGGGGGTGTCAAAAGTTCACGCCCCTCACTCTCGGAAACCCCACGCCCTCCCATGCGTAGATTTTATTGGTTTTTTGGTGTTTTTGTTAAAGGTAAATTGTTTAAGAATTGTTTAATGGCTTGGGTTTCAGGCTGTTTTTGTGATATTTTGGGATTTGGTTATGGCTAGGTTGAAGGGGCAAAAGCTGAGGTTTGCTGAAGCTATTGTTTCGGCGAAGCCTGTCAAAATCAGTAATAGGGATGCGGCCTTGATTATTGGGTGTAGTGAGGGCAGCGCATCGGCTACTGGGTCGCGGTGTATGGCTGACCCTAGGGTTAAGGATTATATCCGGTCTTTTTGGCCTGATTATTTCGGCGATGATTCCCAGCCGGAGGAGAAGGAAGAAGGGAATCAGGCGGTAGTTCGACAGCAAAACGAACTGCCGCTTTTTTGTTCGCGGGCGGTGGCTGAGTGGCTGGAAAGTGATGCGGATTGTGAGTCTGTATCTGAAATTGCTGCTTCTATTGCGAAAATGGGGCGTGGAAATACGGCTGTTTTTACTGCTGACGGCGTTTCTGCGTGGATTGGTTCGATGGATACGGATGATTCCGAGTTTTGCGCCATTGTTAAGGCGGTTTGTGACAAATTGCGGGTATCGCTTGACCCTGTGGAATATTGGGAAGGTGTCATGATGGACCCGTGGGCAACGCCAAAGGAAAAACACGCTGCGGCGTCGGAAAAGGCGAAATACACGAAAGCCAAGCCTGCGGCGGTTAATAAAAAGGATGCCGCCCGTGAGCAGGCGATGTCTTTGAGGGAACGTCGCCGTCAAGGGAATGCAGTGGGGGACTTTTTCCCGCTGGATGAAGTTTCGGGGCATGTTGCTGTGTCGGTTGGCGGGGGTAAAAGATGGAATTGAACACATCCCCTCCGAAATGGACGACCGCCCTGCCCGATTGGGAGCGCCGTATCATTGCGGGGGAAAGTATTGTTCCGGTCAAGCCTCTTTATCCTGTGATGGCGAATCGTGCTGTTGCGTTTATGGAGCGTTTGCGGCTTCGTGATGTGCTAGGTCAGCCGACCATCGGGGAAGTGACCCGTGATTGGGTGTATGACTTTGCCGGCGCGATGTTCGGGGCGCAAAACCCGACGACGTATCGGCGGGATATCAACGATTTTTTCTTGTTGATTGCGAAAAAGAACACGAAGTCAACAATAGCTGCCGCTATGATGATGACGGCTATCGAACTGGACGACCGTGAAAGTTCGGAATATTTAATTCTTGCGCCCACTAAGGAGGTGGCAGACAACAGCTTTATTCCGTGTCGGGACATGATTACGCTTGACCCGTATTTGTCGGCAACTTATCACGTCCAACAGCACACCCGAACCATTACGAACACGGTAACGGGTGCGACGTTGAAGGTGGTGGCGGCTGACGATAAGACTGTCGGCGGTAAAAAGGCAACCGGCGTCCTGATCGACGAGCTTCATTTGTTCGGGAAGGTTGCGGGCGCGGAATCGATGATTGCTGAGGCGACTGGCGGTCTGTTGTCCCGTATCGATGGGTTTGTGATTAAGCTTTCTACGCAGTCAACCGAGCCACCGGCGGGGGTTTTTAAGGCTGAATTGGATTTGGCGCGCGATGTTCGTGACGGGAAAATCATCAATCCCCAGTATATGCCTGTGCTGTATGAGTTCCCGAAGGCGATGTTGGAAAGTAAGGCTTACGAAAATCCTGAAAATTTCTACATCACAAATCCTAATTTAGGCGCGTCCGTCGATACGCAGACATTAACGGGTATGCTCGCCAAAGCCAAAAGCAAGGGCGGCGAGGCGTTGATGGAGTTTTACGCCAAGCATCTCAATGTCGAAGTCGGCATGAATTTGAGAAATGACCGATGGGCGGGTGCGGATTTTTGGGAGGAAAACGGCAACCGTCCAGAAATCGATTTGGATTGGATGCTGGAACACTGCGAAGTCATCGACATCGGTGTGGACGGCGGCGGGTTGGATGACTTGCTGGGGATTTCTGCTGTTGGCCGTCTGAAAGACAATCCGCGGATGTGGGCGGCGTGGTTTCATGCTTGGGCGCATCCGTCGGTGTTGGAGCGGCGCAAGGAAATCGCGCCTGTTTTGTTGGATTTTGCCAAGCAGGGGGATTTGACGATTGTCCACCGCATCGGCGATGACAGCGACGAGGTGGCGGGGTTGGTGGCTCGGGTTTATCAAAGCGGCTTGCTGGATAAATGCGGTCTTGACCCGCACGGAGTCGGTGCGATTTTGGACGCGATGTTGGAATATGGCGTTCCGGAAGATGCTGTTGTCGGTGTGTCGCAGGGCTGGAAACTGGGCGCGGCGATTAAGACGGCGGAGCGCAAGCTTGCGGAGGGCTGTTTTATCCATAGCGGCAGCGCGATGATGAATTGGGTGGTCAGTAATGCCCGCGTCGAGCCTCGCGCCAATGGTATTTTGATTACCAAGCAGGCGAGCGGCTCGGCGAAAATCGACCCGCTGATGGCGATGTTTGATGCGGTGTCGCTTTTGTCGCTGAATCCTGTGGCGAAAGGTAGTGTCGATGATTTTTTAAACGATATTATTATTGCTTAGGCCGTCTGAATTTCAGACGGCCTTTTGATTGGAAAGGTTATGGCGGATTTACAGGATGCTGGTTTTTGGGCGCGGATGTTGTCGCGGCTGACTGGTCGTCATCATTTGGATAAGGGCAGCAGCGCGGCTCCGTTCAGGGGCGATTCTACGCCTTCGGGGACGGCGGTTACTGCGGAAAAGGCGTTGAAGCTGTCGGCTGTATGGGCTTGTGTCCGTCTTCGGGCGGAAACTATTTCTACACTTCCGCTGCATCTTCGGGACGGGGACGGCAATATTGCGTCGGATCATCCGTTGTATGCCATTTTGCACGATTGCCCGAATGCTGATATGAGCGCGGTCGAGTTTTGGCAGGCGATGACGGTGTCTCAGGATTTGTGGGGCAATGCGTATGCGCGGATATTCCGTAATTCGGTCGGGAATGTGATTGCTTTGGAGCCGATGGATTCGGAGAGTATGACGGTTGCCCGATTGGAAGACGGCGCTTTGCAGTACCGCTATTGCAAGGGTGGGAAAACGACCAAATACGCGGAAACGGAAATCCTGCATTTTAAGGGTTTCTCTTTGGACGGCTTGGTCGGGTTAAGTCCTATACGCTATGCGGCGGATACTTTGGGCGGTCAGATGGATGCGAATTCGTCGGCGGCGCGTGAATTTAAAAACGGGCTGAAGGCTGGCGGATTCTTGAAGACCGGCGAGCGGGTGTTGACTGAAAAGCAACGCGCCGACCTGAAGGCGGGGCTGTTTGAATTTAGTCAGCCTGAGAATGCCGGGAAGATGATGGTCTTGGAGGCGGGGATGGATGTTGCGGGCAGTTCTGTACGCATTAATCCTGCCGACGCGCAGCTTTTGGAATCTCGATATTTTGGTATCGAGGAGATTTGTCGGGCATTCAGTACGCCGCCGCCGCTTATCGGGCATACGAATAAGGCGAGCAGTTGGGCAAGCAGCATGGAATCCATCAATATGGGGTTTCTGACGTATGCGGTCAATCCGATGTTGGTACGGTATGAGCAGACGATTACCCGGAAGCTGTTGAAGCCTGCCGAGCGGTTGCTTTACCGTCCTAAATTCAGCGTTGAGGGGTTGCTTCGTGCGGATAGTGCGGCGCGGGCGGCGTTTTATAACCAAATGCTGCAAAACGGTGTAATGAGCCGGAACGAGGTCAGACGGCTGGAGAATTTGCCGCCTGTCGATGGCGGTGATGTGCTGACGGTACAGGTCAATATGACCACTTTAGACAAAGTAGGAAGTAACAATGAAAACTAAACATCTGCAAATTCCGCTTGAGATTAAGTCGGTTTCCGAGACGGGCGTGTTCTCTGGGTATGGCAGCGTTTTCCATAATGAAGACAGCTATGGCGATGTCGTCCGTCCGGGCGCGTTTAAGAAGTCGCTGGCGGAATGGGCGAAAAAGGGTCGCCTGCCGCCGATGTTGTGGCAGCACAACCGTCATGAACCGATTGGGGTCTTCACTAATATGGTGGAGGACGAGAAGGGGCTGTTTGTGGAAGGCCGTCTGTTGATTGATGATATTCCGCAGGCGCGTGCGGCTTATGCGTTGCTGAAGGAAAAGGCGTTGGGCGGGATGTCCATCGGTTATCGTGAAATTTTAATTGAGCAAGATCATGATGAGAAGGTCACTAACCTTCTTGAATTGGATTTATGGGAAGTTTCGATTGTCACGTTCCCAGCGAATGAGGAGGCTACGGTCGATAGTGTGAAATCGGCTCTTGCCGGTGGCGGTCTTCCTACTCTTCCTGAGTTCGAAAAGTTCCTGCGTGATGCAGGGTTTTCAAAATCGCAATCTGTCGCCATTGCTTCGCACGGTTTGCGTCAACTTCTGCGCGATGCGGATGATACTGAAGCAAAAGAAATTGAATCTGCTTTGAATATTTTGAAAGGTAGCAAGTAATGAGTGAAAATTTGAAAGAATTGGTGGCAGAATTTGCCAAAGCTAAAGACGACGTTCAGGCGTTGGGTGAGGAAATCAAAGGCCGCATGGAAAAAGGCGAAACGCAATTTGCGTCCATGAAGGAGCAGGCAGACGAAGCGTTGATCAAGATGAACGAGATGTCCGCCCGTCTTTCCGAGCTTGAACAGAAAAATGCCCGTTCAGGCGGAAACGAGCCTGAAGCAGTCAAGACGCTTGGTGCGGAGCTTGCCTCTGCTGAAGGGATTAAAACGGTTTTGGAATCTACAAGTTCCGGACATACTGCCCGTGTAAACATGAAGGCAACAATTACCAGTCTGACTACTGATGCAGCCGGCAGCGCGGGGGCGTTGGTTGTACCTGACCGCCGTGACGGTATTTTGGCGATGCCTGAGCGTCGTTTGTCTATTCGTGATTTGCTGACTCAAGGTCGAACTTCCAGCAATACGGTGTCTTATGTGCGCGAAACCGGTTTCACTAATGCAACGGCATCGAAAGCCGAAGGCGAAGCATTCGAATACTCTGATTTGAAATTTGACGAAGTCCATACGACTGTCCGAACCATTGGCCATTTGATGAAGGCGAGTAAAAATATTCTCGCCGATGCGCCGCAATTGGAATCTTTCGTCAATAACCGTTTGGTTTACGGTTTGAAAGAAGTAGAAGATCGTCAATTGCTCAATGGCGACGGTTCCGGAAATAATCTGAAGGGTATTTTGCCGCAGGCGTCGGCTTTTGCTGACCCTGCGAGTTTGGCGAAATATACAATTATCGACCAATTGCGCCTTGCCATGCTCCAAGCGACGCTTGCTCAGTATCCGGCAACGGGTATCGTGTTGAATCCGATTGACTGGGCGAAGCTGGAACTGGAAAAAGATACTACCGGCCGTATGTTGATTGGTAATCCGCAAAATGGTGCTACGCCTATGCTGTGGCGTTTGCCAGTTGTGGAAACGACTGCGCTGGCGGCTGGTACGTTCCTGTCCGGCGCGTTTAAGTTGGGCGCGCAATTGTTTGACCGTGAAGAAGTCGGCGTTGATGTGGCGTTTGAAAATGACAAGGATTTTGAAAAAAATCTGGTTACATTCAAATGCTACGAGCGTTTGGCTTTGGCTGTTTACCGTCCTGAAGCCTTTATTAAAGGCACTTTGGCGGCTAAGGTGTAATTTTGGCAAGGCCGTCTGAAGTTTCAGACGGCCTTTGTATTTGGAGGTCGATATGAAAAGCTATGTTGTTTTGGAACAGCATTACGGCGATAAGCAGTATTGGGTTGGCGACAAGCGCGAGATGTTGGAAGCTGACGCGGCGCATTTGATTGAACTTGGTCTGATTGCCGAAGCGGAATCTTCCGAAGACGATAATAACCCTGAGCCGGAGAAGAAAACCGGTCGTAAGGCTAAGGGCAATGCGCCTAAGAATAAGGCGGATGATGTGAATCCGTCTGAAACTGTTATTCAGCCTGAAGACATTGTCCAGCCTGAAACTGTTGTTCAAACTGAAGACGTTGTCCAGCCTGAAACTGTTGTTCAAACTGAAGACGTTGTCCAGCCTGAAGATGTTGCTCAAAACGAATTAGACGGTCAGTCTGAAAATGGTAACGATTGAGCAAATCCGGCTTCAATGCCGCGTTGATGGCGAAGAAGAGGACGAGCTACTGGAACAATACCGATTTGCCGCCGCTGAAACTCTGAAGGTGTACACGGGGCGAAATTGGTATGAGGCGGGTGTCGATATTCCTGCCGACGACCCTAGAGGAATGCACTATACGGCTGCTGTTAATCAGGCAATGTTGATTCTGATTGCTTCATGGTATGCCGAGCGTGAGTCTGTTTCTCAGGATTCGGGGGTTCCTGCTGCGTTTAGACATTTGATTCAGCCTTATCGGGTGATGGGTGTCTGAATTTTAATCTATGACGGTTAAGCGTAAACCGTACGCCTCAAAACGCTCTTCTGCTTTACTTTATTCTGATTAGGGCTTGATACGGCGTTGCCCGACTTCTTTGGGTGCAGCTAAGGCTTGCGGCTGTCTATTTGAGTGCGAGCCAAGATAAAAAACCGTCCGAACGGCAGATTTCGGGCGGTTTTTTGATTTTACACATTACAGATTATGGAAACTTCGAATAAGAAAGTGGTTTTGGCGTATATCCGAAACAATCCGGGTTGCACGGCGACGGCTGTTGCTAATGAGGTGTTTGGCAAATGGCGGTGGAGCGGTTGGATTTTCGCGCGAAACGATATCAGCGCGCTTTGCGACGAGGGTTTGGTCGACGAGCGTTTTTATCGTGGAATTTCGGTGTTTTACCCTGTGGAAGTTAAAGAGGCGGCTTGACGTTTGGTCTTGTTTTCGGGGTGGTGCTTGGCTAATATTTGATTTCGTTTTATAAAAAGGGAATTAAATATGAAGATTTTGTTGTTGTCTGCTGTTTTGCTTGCGTTGGCGGGATGTGGCGGCGGTGAGCGTGTGGACGCTGTGCGTTCGGCTTCTTCGGCTTCTTCGGTCGGTGCGGCTTCGTCCCCTGCCCTGCCTGATGGTTCGGGATGGGTTTATTTGGGGGTCGTTGATGAAATGCGGGGTAAGACTTCTTATATGGCGCGTCTGAGTTCGGCAAATCGGGTCGATATTGGCGGCGGGCATGGTGATGTCGGGCTTGATTTGATTCTGGGCGGGCATGAGGAATATGATTTTCCGATGGTGCTGTTTAGTTTGCCTGACGGGGAGTTTGCTGAGTGCGGGTCTGACGGCTGCGAGGTCGGGTATCGGATTGATGATGGCGCGGTGTTGAATATTTCGGGATATCTTGCTGATTCGGGCAGTATTATGGGTTGTTCGGATCGGACGGTTGAGAAGCTGGGCATTGACGGCTGCATGGTTGAAAATTCGGCGTTGTTTTATGGTATCCGCGACGGTCGGAAGATGGTTGTGGAGGTCGATATTTTGGGTCGTGGTCGGACGCAGTTTGTGTTTGATGTGTCGGGGTTGCAGCCTTTGGATAAGTGGCCCGGCTTGGCGGTGGTTCATCGGAAGTAGTTTTTTTGATTTGAGGTCGTCTGAATTTCAGACGGCCTTTTTGTTTGGGGCGGGTATGAATGCTGGTCAGTTGCGGCATCGGGTCGAGATTCTTCAGCGTGTGAAGGAAAAGGATAAGTCGGGCGCGACTGTGATGGTTTGGCGTCCGTTGTGCAAGGTGTGGGCGGATGTGCGGCATGGTTCGGGGTCGGAGACGATGCGGCATGATGTGTTGTCGGCTTCGGTGCGGGCTTCGGTGCGTATCCGCTGGCGTGCTGGTATTTCGGCGGATATGCGGGTTCGGACGGAGAATGGGGTTTATGTTATCCGTGCGGTCATTCCTGATTTGCGACGGCGTGAGTTTTTGGATTTGACATGTGAGAGCCTGCCTGATGAAAGTTGACATTGATGCTGATTTTTCGGACGCGATTGCGCGGTTTGAGAGTTTGCCGGAGGCGGTGGGCGAGAAGCTGCGCTGGGCGGCGTTTCAGGGTGTGAGCTTGTTGCGCGAGGAGATTAAGATTCAGGCTCCGCGCCATCATAAGCGGCATTATTTTTATAGTAAGGGCAGCCGCAATGCTGATGGGAGTAAGCGGCGATATGATTTTGAGCCGGGCGATTTGAGACGCTCGGTTTTTGCTTTTTATGATAAGTCGGATTCGGTCGAGGGTCGGCGGGCGGTTTATCAGGTCGGCTGGCGTGACCGTGAGGGGAATCGCGGGCGATATGAGGGCGGCGCGCTTCGGGCTGTGCCTTATGGGTATATGGTGCATAACGGGGTGCGTCGGAAAAATGGTAAGTCGATTGCGCCGCGTCCTTTTTTGTCTCGTGCTTTGAAGATTCAGGGTGCGCGGATGGAGGCTGTGATGTTGGAGGCTGTG